GTAAACGGCGTCTTGTGGGTATAGGGCTTTATATTCTGCTTCGGTCATGTCTAGTTCCTTAATCCATAAACTCGAATTGTTCCACCTGTCATAGTTCCACCACTAGTGGCAAGAATAAAGGATGTGTAACTAGTGGTGTTTCTCAATAATCCGTTTGTCGTACCACCATAAAATGTTGAGTTTGATACAGATGCTCTAACGGTTGTATTTTCAGTAAGAAATGGCGAATTGACTTCAATAAATCCGTTAAGACTTGATGTGCCTGCTTGAGCTACATAGTCAATTTTGGTTGTGTTTGCTTGACCTGCGGCTGTGACGACATTGTTCCACGAAGTGTAAATCATTGAAAAATAATAGCCAGTAACAGTTGAGCCGAATTTTATGTCCAACACATTTCCGTCAAGTGAGTTAACTCCACCTGAGACTGTGATCAAATAGTTGTCATAGTCAGCCGAGAACGCACCTGTCACGGTCACGCTAGAAACAGCGTTACCGATCGTCTGTGTCTTAACAAGCCACAAACCAACAGCGTTCATTTGTGCGGCTGTCAGGACTGCGCCCGAACTGAAATCTGGTGGTGTAGCCATAATGTTTTCTCCTTTACCAGCCGAGTCGACTGGTATCTAAAATTCCTAAACTGGACGAATCAAGTGTAAAAAACGAATAATAGTTGAGTGGACTAAAAAACAATGTAAAAGAAGTTTGCGATGGAGTGATGTTAATTTGCCAACCTTCTCGCACCACTTGAACAGTTGTATCTGAAACGTCACCGGGCACTCGATAAGCGAGCGAATAAATGAGATAAATAGTTTGAAAAAACGTAGATTCAAAATTATCAAGCGCCGTTGAATTTTGCATTTTGTCGGTAAAAGTAATAACAAACCGCAACGATGCAGGGTCAGAAAAAGTGTTTGAAATCCAATCGGCGTTGCCTGTGGCTTGAGTTGTGTTGTAATCAACCGTTGACGAACCATAAAAGGTAGGTCCATACGCTGAAACGGAAGCCGAGTTTGTCTCGGTTACTGGAGACAAACCTAAAGGTGAAATTGTTGCTGTGTTAATAAACGACGATCCGTTTTGGATTCGATCAAAAGAACTGTAAGCAATAACTGTTGAAGATGTTGTACGACCAAACGAAAACGAGGTCACAGCAGAATAAAGGTTGCTTCGAGGCATTGGCGCAATAGTGCTGTTAAAAGGTGCTGAAGTACCAGCGGTAGTGGTAATCACTCCACGTTCTGTTGCGTTAATTAAGTTGATTTGATTGAGGACAGTTCCCGTGTATGTCTGAGCTGAGGCGATTGAATCTCCACCACCTAAAGTTGCTGACACGACAATATCGGTGGGCAAGACGTTGCCTGTGTCAAATTGTTGTAACTGATTTATAGTGTTGGCTTGTGTCAAACCAAAAGCCGTTGCTTGAATTCTGCCTGATCTACCTAAAGCATCTACTGCAAAGATTGTTGCTGTAGATAATCCTGTATTGCCGGGGTGGTCGTTGAAATCTATGTTTTGGACATAAAAGATTTGTTTAAAAGCGGCGCTTGAGTTGTAATTGACCAATATTTTGGTATTAAACGCAAAATTGTTTGCATAGTTTGCGTTGTTGTTTATTGTTATTGCAATTGATCCACCAGCGTAATTGTCTAAGTAACTTTCTCGTCCTTGTTTAATGTTTGCTGAGAGGACGTAACTATTAAAATTAGTTGTTCCGTTAAGTAGGAATGTCCAGTCAGTAGTTGGCATTACATGGCTCGAGTGTTCACGGGCACTGGGCCTGACTGATAAACATACTGCTGGAGGGCTCTGACAATGCTGTTAGGGTCTCCGCCGTTGACATTGACCGTGATATTGGCTCCGCCACCGAAACCGCCGTTTGGTGTGATGTTCCCAGACGACGACGGTGTGAACAGTTCAGGACCACGCTCACCCACAAGATAAGTTCCGCCACCCATGACCGGGCCACCGTTTGCTCGAGTGCCCGAAATGCCTGCAAGGGTTAAAGCATCAAACTCGCTTAGTCCGCCGTACTCGGCACCTCGAGCAAGATACGTTGCGTACTCAAGCGCAGCTGCTGAACCTTGAGTCTTAAACCTAAACAAGATTTCTTTGGATGAGATGCCGTCCATTGTTCCCGATATCCCAGCAAGGACGCCCGCATAACTAGCGAGCTTGGCTTCGTAGTCATCAATGTCTGCTTGAGCACCTGTGCCAAACGCTTTAGCAGCTGCGGCTTCAAGTTCGGCTAGATCGGTTTTGGCGTTGTCGAGTGCAACTTCCCGATCCAATGTTCCGGTCAAATTCTTCCAAGCAGTATCAGCTTTAACGATTGCGACACTGGCGTTACTCGCTGAGGTTGCCAAATTGTCTAATGGTGTTTTAGCGTTTTGGATTGCTGTTTTAAACGCTCCAGCATTGATCCGACCTTCGTCTACAACACCAGCCAACTCGCTTAACTGTTCTTCGGCCTGCGTTCCGTTACCCACAATGTCTTTAAAGAATTCAGTAACGACTGCATCAAATTCTAAAGCCTTAGTTGCTCCGTTAGCCAACATCGTCGTTAATGGAATTAGTCGTTGACCAGACTTAACTTGCAGATCATCAACCGAGTCACCGAGACCATCCATGGCGGCGCGGTACTCTCGAGCCATTCGCAGTTCTTCTTCAGAAATAACCTTTTGTTCTGATACCGCTGTTAGCGACGCGTTGAGATCGTCGGCACCCATTTCAATAAGTTCGGCCATTGATTGCCAGCCCTTGCCAAGTAACTGTGCGGCAACACGGGCTTTTTCTGCTGGGTCCTTAATTTTTTTGAGACGGTCAATAGTGTTTAAGAATGTTTCGTTGACGTCTAGCGAACCGTCACGCAAGTACACAAGGTCTATGCCAAGGTCACGAACCTTGTCAGGGTCTGCACCAATCGTTTTGTTAAGGCGACCGATAGCACCTTCAACGGCATCAATTGGGATACCAATATCGCCAGCCGCTTCGATATAGCGTGACGCGTCCTCAACGGCTAGACCAGTGGCGTCAGCAAATTTGCCCGCTGAGATTGCAAGATTTTGAAACGCTGCCATTCCGTCAAGAACGAACTTGCCGACTGCGGTACCAGCTGCGACAGCAAACGTGGCGGCGTTAGCGGCGACTGCATCCAAAGCGACTTTTGACCCAGCCTTAAATTTGCCTATGCCACCCTCGGCTTGACCGACAGCACTTTTAAAATCATTAAACGCAGCTTTAGCGTTTTTGATGCCCGTATCTTCAAGACTGGTAATGATCGGAATGTTGATTGCCATTAGCGAATCCTTGCCATCTCTTGGTTTGCTCGAAGCACCACGGCCTTGATCGTGGAATCCATTTCTCGTTCAATCATAGACAACGAGTCCGATGCTTTAGCCCACATGAAACGCGACGGCTGACCGGGTAGCGCCCCAGCAAAGTTAGGTCGCTGATACTTAGTTTCACGCTTAGACGACGATCCTCCAGCCTTACCAGCCATGTCTACAATCGCCACAGGCGCGCCCTTAGTCGTAATACGAACAATGTTGACAGGGACACTCATACGAGGCTCGTTGAGGTTCCTGCGGGGCTTACGGCTGTCAATCTTGATGACCGAGTTCTTGCGGTTGCTCCACCCGGTACGACCGTTGTGAGCCATTCCAGACAGCGGAGGTGACGACGGAATCGACTGGTTAATTTCAGCCAACAACGGTTTCAAGATGTTGCGAATGTCTTTGTTCAATTCACGCTTTAAAGCAGGGTTAATTTTGCCGAGTTCTCTCAGCGTTTCGCCCACACCTTTCACCTGAATTGTCATCGCTTGCTCTCGTTCTGTTCAATAATCAACCTGATCATTTCGTCAATGATCTGGGCTGGTGTTTCCATCAGATCCAACGGACTGATGCCTGTACGAACAGCGAGCTGCGCGATCAGGTTTGTGGCTCTTCCTGCGGGCCCTGTTTGGCTTTTGGGAGAAACGTAATGTCCATGACGTTCTCTACCCAAGTGCTAAACAACGGAACCACAATCTTTTTGGTTCGTAACGCATCCCAAGCCAACCATGCGAGAGGCTTGAATTTCATGTCTTCTAAGAAACGGCCCACGGAGAGCGTGGGGTGGTGATCTTCCCACCTGCACGCAACTCCGTAGGTGATCGGTGCTTCGAATGTTTCACCGTCAGCCATTTCTACTTTTAATGTCATGCCAATCATGTCGGGTCCTTTGGTTAGTTGTTGATTACGGGCTGGTGATGTCGCGCACCCAAGTGCCGCCGACATAACTGACGCTTACTTGGCTGAGCTCTCCGACGGTCGTTACGATCGGCGTGAACGAAGCCAACATTGCATTACTGATCGTGTACTCAGGGTTGCTTGGGGACTCGGTAGCGCCTGCTGGTGAGATGACCAGAGTGGTGGTGCCGTCGCCGACCTGATCAAACAGGGTGGCTTCAATTTCGCCTGTTCCGTAGTTCATGAACATCGTCAAGGTGACGTTCACCATTTGGAGACCTGAGACGAAGCGGTGCCCGGTATCGCCGAAGGTCGTGGATTCGAGTGAGTCGTAACCAATCTCAAGGGTGGCGCCACTGGTGTTCTGAGTGACGTCCACTCCACCGATGGTGACGGTTGGACTGGCTAGGTAAACGGTTTTTGTTGTGGGCATGGTTTTTCCTTTATGGGATGCGCTTGGAAGCGATTCTGATAGTTAGGTCGTATGCGGGTAGTTCTTGTGAACCGATTTGAGCGAGCGACGGGTTGCCACTCACAACGGCGATCGCGCTGTTCATGATTGTGTCCACAACGCCAAGAATGTAGTTCGCCGAGTCGCTGTTGCCGGGTGGCGCGCCGAGGATTCGGAGATCAACTGTGATATCTGCGATTTGGTTGTTGAAACAAGTGAACGTCGGTAACTCCACGAACACTGTGAGCGGTCGTGCGTTGCGCGGATCGGTGACAGGCTTGAGTCCCAACGCTGTGAGCGACGCTGACACGGTGTCAACGGTGTCCGTGAAGATGCCTGCCATTTCATGCACACTGCGATCGTTTAATGCCGAGCAACTGGTTCACTCGACCCAAGGTCATCAGCGGTGGTCCTGTCATGTCACCAAACGACGCGTAACTGTCTCCAGTTGTGCCACGTTCCCTGTAACAACCAGCAGCATATAAAGTCGTACCGAGCAGTACGGCCGCATCTGGTGCACTGGTCAAATTATCGTGGTATCCAGCGGAGACCCTGCGACGAAAACACCACGAGTTCGCAGCTGAAACACAAGTAGTGAGAAACGCGGTGTCATTTGCCGTGGCCGACGCGATCCCAAGAAACTCTTGCACAGCTGCGACCGTGGTCCAAGTGCAGGACTGGGTCCAAGTTACTGTTCCAGTCGCTGAAGCTCTTTGATAGTTATCGAAGTTTGATTTGACAAGTAGTTGATTCGTGATGGTGACTTC